GACCAAGAAACTAGAGATATGCTTATAAAAGCAGGGTTTTTAGCAAAGGGTTCAAAAGCTAAAACAATAAAAGCTGTAGCTGCTAGACCCGGATGGCATGCAGGTGACAATCCAACAGCAGCGCATATTGGTCCTGAAGTTAAGATAGATGGCAAGAGTTATAAGATAAGAGGTGGTGATCAAGTCTGGGCAGAAGTAGAAATGCCAGCAGACGTAGATTGGCAGGAAATAGCAAACAGTCGTGCTCTTCTAAAGAAAGATGGTACACCAAATGTAAAAACCGCTCACATTACAGATGAATTACCTTTTGGGGGTTATTACAGGTACAAGACAAATCCTAATATGCAGGGTAACTGGCTTATTAGTGGCGAGATGAAAGTAAACCGTATTCTAGATCGTGACGAAGTTAAAAAGTTAAATACAGAGGCTGGTGTAGAAGATTTACCTACAGAGGCAGAATTAAGAGAAAAGCTAGGCAAAGGTTTTGCCTCTGGTGGATTAGTAGGAGCAGATATGTATCAAGGTGTAGATGATTATCAAATGGCAGAAATGGGCGCAGGTATGAAAAAAGACCAAACACAAATGGCCTTTGCGCTGGGAGGATCTGTAGAAGAAGTAGACCCAGTCTCAGGCAATGAAGTACCTACTGGGTCATTACCAGAAGAAGTACGTGATAACATTGATGCTAGACTAAGTGAAGGTGAGTATGTCGTACCTGCTGATGTTGTGCGATTCTTTGGTGTTAAGTTCTTTGAAGACCTACGTACACAAGCTAAGATGGGCTTTGCTGATATGGAAGCTAATGGTCGTATCGGTGGAGAGCCTGTACCAGCAGAGGGTGGCTTACCGTTTGACGTTTCTGAGCTACAAGCAGAGGACATTCAAGATGAGCCTATGATGATGAACGAGGGTGGTGATGTTACAACCATGACACAGCCTGACTTCATGCAAGGTTACTCGTTTCCAGGGGTAGGTGCCGCACAAGAGTATAAGACTTACGTTAACGAACAGGGCTTGACAATGACGATTAGATTTGTTAATGGTCAACCTACAGTTGCAATACCAGCAGGATATACTGAGGTAGGTAAAGAAAGTGCTGAGACTCCTACTACTCAGACAGGAAGTTCAGATAAAGATGATCCTATATTTGACCCTAAAACTGAACGTAAAGAGTTAGTAGACTATTCTACTATTACAGAGGGTAAAGAAGAGGACTGGTTTAATAGGGTAGAAGAAGACATTGCAGGTTCTAGAAACTCAGTTGGTCTAGGTGTTCCTATCATTGGGTTAGCTCAAGCTCAACATAAGAAGTTTATGAAGGAACAATTAACTGATGCTTTAAGTGGTTTAGGTGAAGATGATAAGTATAAACCAAGAGTTCAAGGTTTACTTGATAAGTTAGAGGGTAAAGATGAGCAGGGCGGTCTTGATATCTTAGGTGGCATAAAAGACACTGCTGAAAATCTTAACCAAGGTCTAACAACTGCTTATAGAAACTTTAAAAATAGTACAGGTCCATTGTTTGACCCATCGACTGAGATAAAAGGTAAACGTGTTTACGGCTCAAGTGATAAAGCTATATCACCAGAAGAGCGAGAAGTTCAAAAGAATACAGAACGCTCTCAAGCTATAACTAGCGGAAATTTTCACGAAGTGGCTTCAAGACAGTATCAAGAAGATATGAAAGCTGCAGGGTACACAGCTACACCAACAGGTTTTGTTAAGGAAGACAAGGAAGAAGAAAACACAGACGGTGCTCCCGTTTAACTATAAGGCTACCCGGCAATAATGCTGGCCCCAATATAAAGGAACTACAACTATGTCAATGGCAGAACAAACTATTATTAAAGCAGACAGCTACGCACATGATCGCAACCAACAGTTGCTTGAGAAAGAAGAACGCGAACTAGAGGCACTCATCAAGGGTGAGCAGGTCGATGAAGAAGCAGAAGATAATCAGGAACCCGATAGCCAAAGCGCTGAGAACACCCAAGTTTCAGATGAGAGTAATACGGAACAAAAAGAAACACGGTCTGTGGAATCCAAAGAGTCTGAAGAAGTTGATACAGAGTCAGATGGATTAAGCGCTGAAGAGAAGTCTTTCAAGAAGCGCTATGGTGATATTCGTAAACTCCTACAAACTAAAGAAAAGGACTGGGATGCCAAGTTTGAAAAGCTACAGGGTCAACTTGATAAAGCTACTAAGAATGAACTGGTTCTTCCCAAGTCTAAGGAAGAGATTGAGGCTTGGTCATCTAAGTATCCTGATGTCGCTGGTATTGTTGAAGCTATTGCAGAGAATAAAGCTGCTGAAAAAGCTTCCTCTTTGGATAGTCGCCTCAAAGAAATAGAAGAGCTACGCACACAAGCTAAGAAAGAAAAAGCTGAAGCGGAGCTTATGTCTTTACACCCTGACTTTGAAGAGATCCGCTCCTCAGATGAGTTTCATAACTGGGCAGAGAAACAACCTAAAGTTGTACAGGATGCTCTATACGAGAACTCTGAGGATGCTAAGTCTGTAGCAGTAGCTATCGACTTGTATAAGTCCCACAAGGGTATTAAGTCTAAACCTAATAACAGCGCAGATAAGGCAGCAGCCTCTTCTGTAAAGAGTAAAAGCAGAACTACCGTAAATGGAGATGATAGTAAGAACTTCTGGCGTGAATCTACTGTTTCTAAAATGAGTGACAAAGAGTTTGAGAAGCACCACGAAGAGATACATGAAGCTCAGAAAGCTGGTAAGTTTGTATATGATTTGTCAAAATAACTATTGACAATAGGTACGAGTTGCATATAACTTGTATTGAGTACACTTTAAACGTGTATTTTAACTAAGACTCTAGCCACTACTAGACTACCCAAATACGTTTGACCTCTGTTACACAGGTAGGCATACCTAAATAACAGACTACTCATATAAGTTTGGCCTCTGCTGTGGATATGATGATCTATAACTTTAACGGTCATATCTATAAGGAGATTTATTATGGCTGCATTTGGAAAAGCTGGAAGCTATACCAACCTTGACAACGGAGTATTCTCCAGCGTCATCTACTCAAAGCAAGCACAAATTGCGTTTCGCAAGGCTGCTACAACTCAAGCGATTACTAACTCTGAGTATTTCGGGGAGATCGCAAACCAAGGTGATACGGTTCGCATTCTTAAAGAGCCTGATATCACAGTGAATGCATTGCTACGTGGTACTACCGTTTCGGCGCAAGACCTCGTTGATAATGACTTTCAGTTGACTATCGACAAAGCCAACTACTTTGCCTTCAAGCTTGACGATATTGAAGAGCAGCAAGCCCACCATGACTTCATGCGTTTATCATCTGATCGTGCAGCCTATAAAATGGCTGATGCTATGGATGCTGACGTATTGTCATACATGTCTGGTTACACTACTGCTGGTGCGGTAATTAGTGCTGTAAGCGGCACTGCTTCACACCAAACAGCGGGTGACTTGACAGGTGAACTTCTGACTGCTAACAAGTTGGATATGTCAGACTTCGGAAACATCACTACTTCTGCTTCTGCAGGTACAACTGGTGACTCAATTCCGTTGGCCCCTCGCTTTGGCGGTGCAACTGCTGCATCAGCAACCACAGCAACACCTTTGCAAGTCGTAGCTCGTATGAGCCGTGTACTTGATCAGGCTAATGTTGATACTCGTGGGCGTTGGCTGTGTGTTGACCCGGTATTCATGGAGCTCTTAAAAGACGAAGATTCTCGCGTTTTGAACGCTGACTTCGGTGGTGCAGGACTGCAAAACGGTCTGGTACTTAACAACTTGCATGGCTTCCGTATCTACCAGTCAAACAACCTTCCTGCGAAGGGCACTGGCGCTGGTACTACAGGTACAACTGCACAGGACGATAACTATGGCGTTATTGTAGCTGGACACGATTCTGCTGTTGCTTCTGCACAGCAACTCAACAAAGTTGAGACTTACCGTGACCCAGATTCATTCGCTGATATTGTTCGCGGTATGCACCTTTACGGGCGTAAAATTCTACGTCCAGAGGCTCTGGTTACTGCAGTATACAACGCTGCTTAATACACCTATAAACATGGGGGCTGGCTACATGCTGGCCCCTTTGTGCTTATTTTAAAGGGACACTCCTATGGCAATCACTACAGCGATGTGTAACAGCTTCAAGCAAGAGCTACTTGGGGGCGTTCACGATTTAGATACCAACACACTTAAAATTGCTCTTATCAAGGCTTCTCCTACTGGTACGTATGGTGCAGCTACAACTAATTATAGTGACGTTACAGGTAACTCAGATGAGGCTACTGGTACTAACTACACTACAGGTGGCAACACTCTGGCTGGCGCTACTATTTCACTAGATGGCTCTACGGCTATCATAGACTTTACAGATACAACTTGGGCATCTGCTACAGTATCAGCAGACGGTTGTATCATCTATAACACTTCACAAGCAAACAAATCTATTGCTACTATTGACTTTGGTGGTACTAAGACATCTACTAATGGTGACTTTGTGGTACAATTCCCAGCAGCAGCAGCATCTACTGCAATTATTCGTATCGCATAAGGGAGCATAGTTATGGCTCTTGTTGTCAAGGATAGAGTAAAAGAGACTACTACAACTACAGGCACAGGTGCTATAACTCTTGCTGGCGCAGTAGCTGGCTTTCAAACTTTCAGTGGTGTTCTCTCAGATAGTGATACTACATATTATGCTATCGTACATAGGAACACTGCTGAGTTTGAAGTAGGTTTAGGTACTTACAGTTCAAGCACTCTTACACGTACTACTATCTTAGAGAGTAGTAACAGTGGTAATGCAGTTAACTTTACTTCTGGCACTAAAGACATATTCATCACTTACCCTGCTGAGAAGTCAGTATACTTAGATGCTAATGATGTACTGTCTGTAGGTAACATTAGTACAAGTGGCTACCTAAGAGGGCCATCTACTTTTACTATTGACCCTGCTGCACATGGCGATGATACAGGTACTCTTGTTGTCGCTGGTAACTTGCAGGTAGATGGTACAACCACCACAATCAACAGTACTACAGTTACAATAGATGATAAGAACCTTGTCTTAGCTAGTGGTGCAGCTAATGCTGCTGCAGCTAATGGTGCAGGGTTGACAGTAGATGGTGCCTCTGCTACATTTACATACAACGCTACAACAGATCGCTGGGTTATGAACAAAGACCTAGAAAGTAACGTTGTAGGTAATGTTACAGGTCAAGTATCAGACATAAGCAATCACAGTACAACAGATCTAAGCGAAGGTACTAACCTGTACTACACACAGGGACGCTTTGATACAGCGTTCAGTGCTAAGTCTACGACAGGTCTTGCAGAGGGTACAAACCTGTACTATACTACTGCACGAGTAAACGGTGATATTGATACACGAGTCACTAAGGGTTTTGTAGATGCTTTAAATGTAGACGCTGACACATTAGATGGTTTAGACTCTACTGACTTTGACCCCGCTGGTAGTGCGGTGGCTCTGGCAATCGCCCTTGGGTAGGATATAGGATAACGACATGGCAAACACATTTAAAGTCATTACAAGAGATGTAATGCCAGCCTCTGCAGGTACTCCTGAAACGCTGTACACGGTTCAGTCAGGTAGTACTGTTGTTGTAATTGGCCTTACACTAGCTAACGTACACACTTCTCAAATAACAGCATCTGTGACTTTGGTAAGCACTACTACTCAAACAAGTCAAACACAGAATACTACAGCAAACTTAATTAAGGATGTTGCTATTCCTGCAGGGGCATCTCTTGATATACTAGCAGGTAAGATTGTTTTAAATGCGGGTGACATTATTAAGGTTGACTGTTCAGTGGCAGATAAAGTGTCATGTATCATGTCTTACATGGAGCAAACCTAATGAGTAAGCAAACAGAGTTAGCACAGGTTGCAGATACAATTACTGTAGACTCTGGTAATGTTGGGATTGGGACGAGTTCGCCTAGTGTACCCCTCCACATAGATATGGGCGCTGACAATAACGCTTTATACATTCAAAGTTCGGATCAGTTTGCAAACATTGGATTAATTGACGGCAGTGGTTCTGGTAAG